TGGGCCTGGATGAAATTATCCATGATCCGCTGCTTTTCTTCTCTGAGCAACCGCCTTCTTATATTTGCCAAAGTATCGAATATCTCATTTACAGAAAGGTTCCAGAATATTTCCACCGGGATTCCCATCTCAAGAGCTACCGGATACAACTCTGAGAGCTGTTCTGACATCAGGCGTTCTCGATTTCCTCCAGAAGGGATGCCGCTGTTTTCTCCGGTAAAAAACCCGATACCACCATGAGCGGGATCAAAATCTTCTGATAGAGTTCCAGCTGACTGTTCCCTTCATCGATCCATGCGTCATACAGCTTCTGCACATCCTGATAATCAATCCCATGCTCCCACGGTGACATTGCTTCCTGGATGATCGTCAGCATCACGGAAAGCGGCGGAATATCATCGATCATATTCATGAGATTCTGTCTGTACTTATTTTCCAGGCGTCCGATTCCGGAAGCTTTCAGTTTCATCTTGAAGCTCCTGCCGCCTACATTCCAATAAGCAAAGGGCTGTCTCTTTTTCTTCTGTTCCTCCAGATTGACTACTTTTTCCTCTGGAGCCTGTGTCTCATTCTGGGCAGAAGCTCCGCCCAGATCCTGAATACCTTCAAAATTCATCATCTTTTATTCCTCCTTACGCCGGATCTGTCTGTTTGATCTCAGACTGTACGGCCATGGTCACCTCAAACTCGATCACACCATTTACTCCACCGCCTGTACGTTTTACGGAAAACTGTGCAGTAAACTCGGTAACTGTTCCATCTTTTGTTTTTTCCTGGAAATCCCAAATCTCTTTTTTGTCTGCTGCATCTCTCATAAGCCTGTACGGGCTTCCGGCTTTGCTGTTGTCGTACTTCCATTTGTACTTCATATCCGGAAGGTCTCCAATGCCTTCCTCGTACATCTTGTGCGGATCTGTAAGGCAGGTGTTTTCCTCCTTATCCAGTTCCACTCCGACTTCCGGGATCTCTTTCAGTCCTGGAAGATCTGTGTAAGCTGCAGAGTTTTCTCCATCTGTGTGTTTTCTGTAACCTAATGTTGCTCCATTTGCTAACATCGCTATTCCTCCTTATCTCCAGTACACGCTGTCAGAATCCATATCAATGATCCCTTCGTAACGCATCTGTTTATGCTTCATCCCTGACGGATCCGGCACATCTGCACATGCGATCCGTTTCAGGCCTGTCACTTTCATCGCTTCATCTACCTGCAGAGCTGCTTCTGAAGTGCTGTGATTGTTCCAGATATCGATCCGGTATCTTACAAGGGCTTTATCCTCTCTCATTCCTTCAACATCGGAGCTGGCTTCGTATACATCGTTCTGCTCTTCGGTATACTGGATCGTTGAGCCCTCCGCCCAGGAACGTGGATAAGCATCTGAAACATTTTCGGACACCGTGCACAGTGCCGCGTACACCTGATCTTTTACATTCTTCATATATCCTCCAAATCTGACGCAAGGCTTCCGCCCAGCATCTTTAAGATCTGTTCTTCGTTATCCTTCATAGCCGGATACAGGAACGGATAGGCCGGATTTCCGCTGCATCTATAGAATCTTCCATCCGGCGTGTCCATATATGGCCAACGGTACTTTTCAGCCACCCTTCTGTCTATCTGGCTTTCATGGATCCACCATGGCTGTTGAGTATAGACCGGAGTTACTTCCGGAGAGATGCCGGCATGTTTCTCCTGGCCTTTCGGTCCGGTTCCGAACTCTATGTACGGAGCATAAGCTTTGTCTGTCCAGCAGATCCCTGTGACAGAGTTTTCTTCCTCTGTAGTTTCCGCAAAAATGCTCTGCCGGAGTTCTCCGGTATCTGCATGGCAATTCTCAACTGCTGCTGACCGTACAAACTGGATCGCTTCTCCAACTGCCTGCCGGGTGTCCAACTCGGACACCTCCTGCAAAGCTTTCTCCACTTCATCAAATCCATTTACACTCATATCTTTTCCACCTCCATGGTAAGGAAACGATATGGTTTGATGGATATGATCCGATAGTCTGGAAGCTGATCTGCTGCCACATATAGACAAATCCCGTCCCGTTCCTCTATATCCGTTCCATCTTCCAGGATATAATGCAGCCGGCCTTTTTCATCCGTCTGGATCTTATAGCTTCCCTGTATCCGGATATTCCGGATATAATTCAGTCTCTGGCCGTACTGCTCAGCCTGTACTTTTCCGGATGCCGGCCAGCTTTCTCCGGTAACAGAAGAGGCAGCACCATATTCCTCGCTGGTACTGCCTTCCTTATCTTTCTTTACCGTCATTTTCTTATGGAAAAATTCCTCAAGTCTGCTTCTTCTCAGCCTCATAAGTCTTTCCTCCTACTCTGGCCAGGCGATACCGGTTCAGCGTGTCGTAGATCTGTTTCGGCGCATCCTCAAAAGTATAACTCTCTCCACCCTCACTTCTGGACTTTTCCCCCTCTGTTCCCATCCGGTTCAAAGCGATCACAGCAAGATCCCGGACTGCCTTTTCCAGCCCGGTCCTTAACTGTTTGCGATTGGTGTAGGACAGCACGAAAGCTTCAGCTTCATCCAGAAGGACAGACAGAAGTTCCTCATTCTTTTCTCCGGTCAGGATCTTCAGCTTTTTGATATCTTCTGCTGATGCCATCGTATCACCCTTTCAGGATTGCCAGAAGGTCCGCTTTTGCCAGGGAGGAGACACCGGTCAGTCCTTTCTCCTTTGCAAGAGTTTTCAGTTCTTCAACTGTCATATCCTCGATATCCTTACCGATTTTCTCTTCCGGTACTGTGTCTGGTGTGGCTTTTTTCATCGGTGTGAAGCCATCACTGATCAGCTTTTCTGCTGCAGATCCTTCCGCTTCTCTTTCTACATTTTTACGGATCAGCCTCATGCTTTCGCCTCCTGGATGCTCAGATAGATGGAATCCAGTTTATTATCCAGAATCCACATATCATGGAAACGGCGGTAATCCATCTGCCATGCGTTCAATTTCTGGTTTGTTGTCGGGTCGAAGATACGCATGATATCCTGTTTTGTGACAGCGATTGGCGTGGTTACAGGGCAGATGAAGAAGTTCAGGTTCTTTGCAGATGTTCCTTTTTCATATCCGCCTTTTTCCTGGCCACTATCTTTACCGTTATTGATCTTGATAGCTGTGTACATACGGTTGGAAGGTGTGGAAACCAGCGGTACACCATCTACAGAAGGAACCTGTGTCTGAATTCCGCCTTTAGAGAAGGTCACTGCAGTGATCTTGCCCGCAAGTTCCAGTTCCAGCTCCATAATAAAGTCCGGTGTTGCCTGGCAGATAAGAGCTCCGTTATAGTTTTCTCTTACCGCTTTGATCCCTTCTTTCAGCTTACGCAGAGCAGATGTAGAAGCAGTTCCCGGTACATAAGATTCTCCGATCATTCCTGCTTTATCTGCAGTAAGTGTTTCTGTGGCCAGCTTGCTGATACGGTACGCATCGATCTCCGGAACTACCTGTGTCCTCTGGAACTCTCCCATAACTGCACCGGCAGTCGGGATAAAGTTTGCCTCGTTGATATCCATCGGATCCAGCTGGAAGAGACGGCCACGGTCCTGTGTCATTTTTCTGGTCTCGTACTCCAGGGTAACGGAGCCGCGCTGGTATCCAGCCTCACGGTCATAGTCGCCCATTCCCTGAACGCTCATTTTCGGGATCTTTACTTCAGATCCACCGTTATAGATCACCTGGCCGGCATTGGCATCCATCCAGCCGGTGGTTGCTTCCTGAACAGCGATCTTATCAAGCTGTGTCATAAATAAGGTTGCTGTTGCTAAAGTATTGATTGCCATTGTTTATTCACTCTCCTTTAAAAAATACCCATCATCGCATTGTATACCTGCTTTTCAAGGGCTTCCTGTGTGTTTGTTTCTGGTGCTTTTTTCGGAGGCTTGCCGCCTTTCAGCTTCTCATCGACTGCTTTCTCAACTGCAGTCTGGAACGCTTTTTTGACGGTTTCCATGGATTTCTTGCAGGCATCTGCATCTGTATAATTCAGTACTTCTGCAAGCTCTACCGGAAGTCCTTCGTCTGACAGGTTGTTCTTTGCTTCTGCCATGAGCTCACTTCTGGTTACTGCTGCCTCCCTGTCGGAAAGTTCCTTTTCTTTTTTATTCTGCATGTACTGCGCTTTTTCTTCCTTGGTCATCTTGGCCAGCTTCTCAGCTTCGGAAAGCTTATCATCCGTCAGTGCCTGCCACTTCTCCTGTGCGTTTGTCACTGCCGTATTGACTGCCTTCTGGACACGTCTGTCAAATTCTGCCTGATTACTGCCTGTTTTCAGGAAGTCATCAAAAGATGGAGGATTATCTCCTTCGCCGCCCGTACCTTCTCCGGATCCGCCGCCATTGCCCTCACCGGCCCCAGCACCGTCTCCGCCTTCTGCGAATAACTGCAGGTTCATTGGAACTTTACACATTGCTTTGAATATTCTGTTTCTCATATCTT